TGATGATGTAAGTGTCTATGTATCACCTGATGGTAGAGAAGTTTATTATGAAATAGAGCAAAACGAAACTATACCTTACCCTATTACTGGTAAAGTAACTTCAGAGAATATGATCCACGTTAAGGGATTATCTACTGATGGAGTTATGGGTAAGTCACCAATACAGAGTGCAGCAGAATCTTTAGGTATATCTTTATCTATAGAACAATTCGCAGGTTCGTTCTTTAAGAACGGAGCATCTGTAGGTGGTATTCTTAAACATCCAGGAACTCTAAAACCTGAGACTGCTAAGAGATTACGAGCTAGTTGGAATCAAACTTATAGTGGTTCTATCAATGCAGGTAAAACTGCAATTTTAGAAGAGGGAATGGATTTCTCTCCACGACAGATCCCCAACAATCAGGCACAATTCTTAGAGACTAGACAATATCAAATTAGTGATATTTGTCGTGTTTTTAGAGTACCTAACCATCTCGTAAACGATTTATCTAACGCTACATACTCTAACATAGAGGCACAGCAAATAGATTTTGTGGTACACACTATCACACCTTGGATTAAGCGTATTGAGATGGCACTTAATCAAAAGTTAATTCCTTTCAACAAGAAAGGCTCACAATATTTTAAATTCAATTTAACTGCTCTATTAAGAGGTGACTCTAAGTCAAGAGCAGACTACTATAGAACACTTGTAAACATTGGTGTTATTTCACCTGATGAGGTTAGAGCTTTTGAAGATATGAACTCTATGGGTGGACCAAGTGAAAATGTTTATATGCAAAGTAATATGATGCCTTTAGATAGTTTAGGCGAAGGAACAACAAGAAAAGACATAGAATAATATGGGACTAGATTCAACGGAAAAACAAAGAAGAAAATTAGACCAATTAAAAGGAAAAGGTCATTTTGCTGAAGAAATAACAACTAATGACTCAAATAATTTACCTGATGTAAATGCTCAATTATTTATAGGTACAGGTGGTCATATTAAAGTAACTCTTTCAGGTGGAAGTACTGTTGTTTTAAAAAATATACCAAGTGGAACTTTTCTAAAAGGTGTTTATGTTGATAAAATATTTAGAACTGGGACTACTGCTAGAGATATTATAGGAATTTACTAAAACGTAAATTATGGAAAATAAAGAAACTAGAATATATAATGGTAACTACGAGGTTCGATTGGATGAAGATTCAAAAGAGACTAGAGTGAGTGGTTACGCTGCCTTGTTCGATACAGATAGTAGAGATTTAGGCTTTAGAGAAACAATTTCTAATCGAGCTTTTGATGGTCGCTTAGAAGATAATGTAATCTTAACTTTTAATCACGATCCAAACTTAATATTGGATAGAAATATGGGTGGTACATTAAAGCTATCTGTTGATGAAAGAGGATTACGATATGATGCTACTTTACCAAATACAACAACTGGTAATGATGTAGCAGAACTAATGAAAAGAGGTTTGCTTTATGAATCTTCATTTGCTTTTACAGTAGAGGATGATGATTGGAGTAAAGACGGAGATACAACTCGTAGACAAATCAATAAGATTGGTCGATTGGTCGATGTCAGTATAGTCGGTGTTGGTGCTTATGCTAATACTGATGTTGCACTTCGTTCTAAGGAAGCTTTTGAAACAGAAGCAACTACAGAAGAAACCCCTCAAGTGGAAGAAGTGGAGCAAAAGGTTGAGGAATCATTTGATGATTCAAAGTTAAATTTATTAAGTAACGAATTAAAATTAAAAAAACGAATATGAAAAATTCGATTGAAATTCGTCAAGAGAGAGCAGAGCTTATCGGAAAAGCTGATACTTTGTTAAACTTGGCTAAAGGTGAGTCTCGTGACTTTAGTAGTGACGAGCAAACTTCATACGATGGTATGATGACTAACATTGACAAACTAGCTAAAGACATTGAGGTAGTTGAGCGTCAAGAAAAATTAAACGCTGAAGCAGTTTCTATTCCTGTTTCTCACGGAACACAAAATGTAGCTGATTCTAAAGAAGTAAGAAATTTCTCTTTTGTAGACGCATTTAACGCTGCTAAAAGTGGTCGTGTTGAAGGATTAGTTAAAGAAATGGATCAAGAAGCTAGAATCCAAAACCCAAATCAAGACTTTAAAGGTGTAGCTATTCCTTATACAGCTTTAGAATCTCGTGCAGCAGCAACGGCATTAACTGCGAATTCTCAACCAGTAGAGGTTAAGTCTTTTGTAGATGATATGTTTGCTTCTTCTGTATTAGTTGGTCACGGAGCTAATTTTTACACAGGTGTTTCTGCTTCACAAAAAATTCCTATTGTAGCAGGTGTTACAGCAGGATTCCTTGCTGAAGATGGAAATACAGCTCAAACTGAAGCAGGTACAATTGGCGGTGGTCAATTAAACCCTTCTGTTATTGTTGCTGCAACTAATGTTTCTAATGCTGCTATAGCTCAAAACGCTTCTATTGAAGCTGCTTTCCGAAGAAACTTTGCAAGTGCAATTATGGCTCAATTTGAGAAGAACTTACTAGGAGCAGCAGATGCTACAGGTCCTACTTCTATTTTTGCTGATGGTGTTGCTGCTACAACAACTTGGACTGACGCTTTAGCTTTGGCTCGAATTCAAGAGATGTACAACACAATGATTACTAAAGGTAATGATGTAAACAAATCTTCAGTTAAATTATTATTGAATGGTGATGCTTATGCTGACTTAGCTGCTCAAATTGCTGCTAAAGATGGTTCTGCTTTCAATGCTGCTTCTATGAACTTAGTTGATAGAACTGTTCTTAACATTCCTTACGCTATATCTGCAAATGTAGGTAATGGTTCAAACGACACTAGAGCAAGAGCTTTAATGTTGGATATGGAGAAAGTTCACTTAGCTATGTTTGGTGGTCTTGATATGTTGGTAGATCCTTACTCTCAGTCTTTATTAGGTGGAACACGTTTGGTTATGTCTACTTTACTTGATGGATTGATTGCTCAATCTTCAGGAAAAGAGGCTGCTGTTAAGTGTGTTGCTGCTGCATAGTAGATTAAATTAATTAGAAAGGCGAAAGGGTTAACCCCCCTTTCCCTTTTCTTTACAAAAGACCAAAATGGCTATATCGTACTTAGATAATATATTTAACAAAGGTAACTACGAGTATCTAAACCCAAGTCAAAACAGATATGGGAATTTAGAGCTATCGGAAGCTGCAACAACTCAAGTTGTTTCAACTGCTGAGTTAAAGTCTCAACTTAGAATTGATACTTCTGATGAGGACACTTTGTTAGCTACATATATAAGTGCTGCGACTCAAATGGCTGAACACTATTGTAACAGACATTTTATTACAGCTAAGTACAAACTTTGGTTTAATGAATTACCTAGCACATTTAGTTTATATTATCCTGATTGTAAATTCAATTTTTCAGCAGGAAATGATAACGCTAAAGATGGTTTACACTATTTAGCTGCTAGTGGTTCAACTTATACTTTGTTTGCCAACACAAATTGGTACTCAAATCAAAATACTAACCCTTGTCAGGTAAAAATGACTAACACACCTTCTAATGCGATAAGTACATCAGATTTAGATGGAACAACTGACGGAATATATTATTTCCAATTCCAAACTGGTATTGGCGATGCAGCAAGTGATATTCCTGATGCTATTAAACAAGCGATTAAATTAATTGCAAGTGATATGTATTATTTCAGAGAGGATCGCAAGAGAGCGTTTCCAATGGCTTCTGAGATATTACTACAACCTTATAAATGCTATTTATAGTATATGGCTTTTATTGCAAAAATAAAGGCAGGAGATTTTAACCAACGAATCAAGTTAAAGTCAGTATCTTCAACTCAAGATGGTTTCGGAGGCGTTTCAAGCAGTTATTCTGTTCAAGCGACAGTTTGGGCAAATAAGAATGTTAAGACCCTTAGAGACATCGAAGAGAAGTTTGAAGGAAAAGAATTACAATCTTATGGTCGATTTGTTTATACTATAAGATACTCAAGTGAGACAAAGGGTATAAAAGCTAATTGGATTATTGAGGAAGTAGAGACTAGCGATATATACGAGATATTAGGTTTCGTTATAGACCCTAGAAAAGAGTTCATTGAAGTTTTTGTAAAGCAAGATTTACCAACAGCTTCACCAGTATAGTTATGGCTAAAGCACAAGGCAAGAAAAATCAATTTAAAATTGAAGTCCGTAATATTCAAGATGTTCAACGTAGTTTGAAAGACCTTGGTAAGACGGCTAGAGAGTCTCGTACAGCCATAAATAAAGCCCTTAGACCTGCTGCTAATATGTTAGCTAGAGGTATTCAAAAGGCTTATAAAAGAGAGTTTAATAGTAACTCTGATTATAAAAGATTAAGTGGTAGAACACCAACTTGGAAAACGATTGGTATAATTACTGCTAGAAAGTCAAGAGAGCCAGGTTTATTCGTTGGTCCTATTGTTCGTAAAACAACACCTATAAGAATTAAAGGTAAGAATAGTAGAAACTTGGCTGCGATGCAAATTAAGGGTAATGAGATTCACGACCCTCGACCTGATGTATTTGATGCTACAGCTCGAAAGATGGAGTCACAAATATTTACCCAAGCTGAGAACGACTTAGATAAGTTGGTAGATAAAATGATTAAACAAGCAGGATTTTAGATGTTTGCAGTAATAGGAAAAGAAATAGTAACAAAATTACAAGCCACATCGGCTTTCACTACAGCAAATGGTAGTAACAAGGTTTTCCCTGTTATAATACCTCAAGGTGTATCTTATCCTTGCTCTACGTTTGAAATAACTAACGTATCGAACTTTTTATCTAAAGGTGCTTCTCTTAACTCGTGTGATGTATCAATTCGCATCGCTTGTTTCGCAGACACCTATAACGCAACATATAATCAAGCCAAGGCAGCCGTAGAAGCCTTAGACTTGTACGAGGTGACTTATACTGAAGATAGTGTAAGCTACACAGCGAAATTCAGATTTCTTGATTTAGACGATGACTATTTTAAGACTCCTGAGAAATTCTACAAAAACGTAAATTTTAACTGTCTAATAATTAAAAATTAAATAAAAATGGCAATTCAAAACGCAACTAACGTAGCAATTAGAGTAGATGGTAAAGTAGCAGGAGACACTATTGGTTTCGCTACTTCAGCTTCTTTAAGTGTAAATATGGATCTTCGTGATTCTACAACAAAATCAAGCCAAGGTTGGCAAGAAAACTTAGGTGGTCTTAAATCTTGGGAAATTAGTGGAGACGCTTTCGTAGATTTAGGTTCTGACCCAACTAATGCTAATGACCCTTGGTTATCTGACTCTACAACAAACAAAACTGTTAAAGCTGTTCAAACAATATACGACTTATGGGTTGCAGGAGCAGCTATAGAAGTAGCTTTCGGTAACTCAGGAAAACACTGGTATGGCAGTGGGCTTATAACATCTTTATCTATTGATGCAGGTGTTGAAGAAAACGCAACTTACTCTATTACTATTCAAGGTACAGGAGCATTGTCTGAAAATTAGTATTAACTTTTAAATCCATTAATTATGGCAATTCAAAACGCATCGGATTTATTGGTATATGCTAAGACAGCAAGTGCTGCTAAACAAATTACTAGAATAAGAGTATTAACAACTAATCCTATAACTTTACCTGGTGGATCTTCTAACGGAACAGTTAAAATAAATAATGTTACTAATAATAGTGGTGTTGTTTATGATAATGAGGAGACACAAGTAGCAAATAATACAGGGACTGGTGTTTTATTTAAGATAAGACTTGAATTAGAAGATAATGATTACACTGATATTTCGGGAGTTGATGGCATAGATGGCGATTATACATACAGAGACTTTGAAAATGGTGCTAACGGAATAGTTCCTACATTAGAAATTATTGATGGTACAGCAACACTTAATAATAATGCTGTTGTAATTGAAATACTTACACGAGGTTCAGATGCATTACTTGACCCTGTAGCATTTAGCACTCAAGCATCGTTCAGTACAAATATGGATTTGAGAGATGTTACTACAAAAGATTCTGAGGGATGGTCTGAATCAGTAGGTGGTTTAAAATCTTTTGAGGTATCTACTGAATTATTACAAACCCTTAATCCTGACCATCCTATAGATGGAACAGACTTTATTAATAAACTAAAGGAAAGGAGTTTAGTTAATGTATCTTTCTCCGATAGAATTAGAAATCTATTAACAACTAACCTTACAACAGCTGGTCAAGATAATTTTTCTATTACAGGAAATATTACACAAACCACAAATCAATCTGATCCTTTTGGAGGAACAACAGCTAGTAAAATAGCAGTAAATGGTGTTCAAACTAATCAGTTTATTAGATATGCAATAAAAACAGCTAGAATAACAGATAAAAAGATAAATTGGTCGTTTTATGTTAAAGGAAGTGGTAGTACAACAGAAGCTAGTATATACTTAAATTCAGCAAGTATAACAACTAATTCTATAGTAACAAAATTAGAGGGTGATGGCTCTTTTACTATAGTATCTAGTACAATGTGGAAAATATCAGGACTAAGTACATCAGAATGGACTAGAGTATCAGTAAGCTCACCTGTAATAGATGTCTCTACAGCAGACACATATTTTTATATTTATCCTGGCTTATTTTCAGCTCAAAGTTCAGATGAGATACTTACATCATCTTGGCAAATAGAACAAGTGGGAAGTGCAACAGATTATCAAGACCCTACAACTGTAACTCGTTGGGAAGGAGAGGCACTTGTAACATCTGTTAGTTTTGATGCAGGAGTTGAGGATAATTTAACTTGTTCGGCTACATTTACAGGTACATCAACTAACACTTTGAATACTTAAAAGTATAGTTTATAAATCAATTAAATTAAAAGGTAACAAAAAATGAAAAAGGTAGAAATAGGTGGTCAAGAGCGACCAATTAGATTTAGTTATTTAGCTTTAAAAGACATTTGTAATAAGTGTGGTTTAAAGTTAAGCGAAATGAATCAATTAGGTTCGGAGATAGACCACATTGGGATTATCGCTTTTTATGGGTTAAAGTATGGTGCTAAGAAAATAGGAGAGCCATTTAAGCACAAGATAAGTGATATTGAGAACTGGTTAGACAATGAAGATTTCTCTAAGATAAATGAAATCTTTGAAGCTTTCCAACTAGACCAACCTCAAAGTGAGGGAAAGTAGTTGAGGGAGAGGAAGTCGACAAACAATCGGGTGAAATCAATTGGGATAAACTCGAAGAAATAGCTTTAGGTAGAATGGGGATGAGTTATGATGAACTTTATAACTCTACCCCACGAAACTTCAACAACAAGTTAATTGGTTTTAATGCTTATCAAGAGCAATTAATGCAAGATAATTGGGAAAGGACTAGAGTTATAATTCATTCTACATTATCGCCACACACTAAAAAGAAATTAAAGCCAAAAGAACTACTACCTTTCCCTTGGGACGATAAAAATAAAGTTAAAAAACAAATTGCTACTAAAGAGCAAATCCAAGAGGCACTTAAAAAATACGAAAAAATAAAACCTAAAAAAATCTAGTTATAAAATGGGTGGAGTAAAAACTATTTCGATAATTGTAGCTGCTAATATCAAAGGCTTGGAAGCAGGTCTTGGTAAAGCTAATAAATCTCTAGCATCGTTTGCATCTAAGTCAGCTAGATTAGGTTCTATGCTGTCTTTTGGTGTTACAGCACCTTTAGTAGCTATGGGTAAACAAGCTTTCGATACGTTCTCTAATTTTGAGAACAGTATGATGAAAGTAAATACTGTAACTGGTGCTACTGTCGAAGAGTTTAAGATGCTCACCATCGAAGCTAAACGATTAGGTTCTACTACTCAATTTACGGCATCTCAAGTAGCCGATTTACAATTAGTTTTAGGTCGTAAAGGTTTTGATCCGACTCAAATTAAAAATATGGAGCAATCCATATTAGATTTAGCTTTAGCAACAGGAGAAGATTTATCTTTAGCAGCAGAAACTGTATCAACTTCTATTAATGCTTTTCAATTAGAATCATCTCACGCAACTAGAGTAGCTAATACTTTAGCATCGGCAGCAGCAAATTCATCTATACAACTTAACACATTCGCAACAGCCTTTGGTCACGCAGGGGCTTCAGCTAATGCTGTAGGAGTAGATTTAGATAGACTAGCTGCGATGATGGGTGTCTTAATGGATAATGGTATTAAGGCTTCTAAAGCAGGTACTGGACTCCGTAAGATATTTATGAAACTAGACCAAGAAGGTCGAAGTTTTACAGAAGTATTAGATTTAGCTACTCAAGGTGAGATGGGTCTACAAAAAGCTATGAAATTAGCAGGTGTTACCTCTGCTAACCAATTACTTATCTTAGCTAATAACAAAGAGAAAGTAGCCGAACTTACTAAAGAATATAAAACTAATACAGGTAGGCTCAAAGAAATGGCAGATGCAATGGGTAAAACAACCTTTGCAAAAGTAAAGAAAATGCAATCTGCTATTGAGTCTATGAGTATTGAGTTAGGTGCTTTACTCGCAGATGCTATTACACCTATTATTGATAAAGTAACAAATTTAGCAGGTCAATTTAGTTTGTTAGATAATGATACTAAACAATTAATAATTACCATTGGTGGTGTTATGGTAGCACTAGGACCTGTAATGATGGGTATAGGAGCTTTAATATCACTTCTTAACCCAGTTACTATAGGTATAGCAGCTCTAGCAACAGCGTTTATATCACTAGCTCATTCATCTAGGGAAACAAAATCTCCTTTAGAGCAAGAACAAAACGCTTTACAAAATTTAGCAGCTAGGGCTATGGCTGCTAATGAAGGTACAGAGAAAAGAATAAAATTAATAAAAGAACTTCAAACTAAATACCCTGATTTCTTAACCAATCTTAATGCTGAAAAAGTAGAAAATGAAGCTATTAAGAAAGCTTTAGACGGAGCAAATGAATCTTTCTTAAAAAAGATGAGATTACAAGCAGAGTCAGAAAAGCTACAAGCATTAATGGCTACTCAAAATGAAGCTGCTGCCCAAGTAATTAAAGCTGAAGATAAAGCTAACGAAGGGTTAAGGAATACATACGAAAAGCTAGGTGTAAAATTAAATGATAATTTAAGTGCGCAGCAACAATTAAATAGAGTCTTAGATGATGGAGGTAGGTTTGTTGAAAAGGCAGTAATAGGTGGGCGAGAGTATGTTGAGGGTCAGGTACAAAACATAAAAATAAGTCGAAAGGTAAAGGCAGCGACAGCAAAAAACAGCGAGGAACTTGGACAAGCTACATTAGCTTATGATAAAGCTTCACAAGCAGTTAAAGATTACTTAACTTTTTTAGATGAAATAGGCTCTAGCACAGGTATAGTTTTAGATGACCCTATTGTTGATCCTCCTACAGGTGGTGATGGAGAATTAATAGAATACGATGGCTCATCACTTCTTCCTGTTTTAAGAGATTATGCGACTTTCCTTCAAAACATAGAGGACAAAACTAAAGCTACGAGAGACAGAGTTAATGAATTTTGGGGTGGTATAATGACTAGCTTCGCTTCGGGAATGTCGAGTATATTCTCTAAACAAACTGAAACTGTTACTGTGATGGTTGATGGAGTCGAGCAGATAGAAGAAAGAACATTATCTCTCGGTGAGAAGTTTGGTAATTTTGTTAAAGAATTTATAAAGTCAATAGCACAAATGATAATCCAAGCTGCTATATTAGCTGCTTTAATGTCAATTATATTTCCTGCAAGTGCCACAGGTGGAGCTAGTTTTATGGCAAACTTTAAAAACATAGGAATGGGTGGTAATATGTTTAGTACATTAGAAGGTCGAGCAAGTGGTGGACCTGTACTTGCAAACACATCATATATGGTTGGAGAAGAAGGACCAGAGTTATTTAATCCAGGTAGCACTTCGGGAACAATTATACCTAATCACGCTTTAGGTGGAGGTGGTACTATAATACCTGATGTAAGAATATCGGGTGATGACTTATTGATTGTATTCGATAGAGCTAATAGAAGAAAAGCTAGAAGATAATGGCATACGCAAAGTATAGACACAGCACAATTAAAGGAGAGAAAGGTACGACTTGGTATGTTGAGCTTTGGAAAGATGGTTTTTCAGGTACGAGTACTGAAATGACTTTAAGTGGTGAAGGTTTTGAAATTACTTGGAATGGAAGTGGAGGTACAAGAGAAAGAGTTTTTTTAGGTTCTGAGTGCGTTTTAAACTTAATGGTTTTAGACGATGATGACGAGACAGACTTATACGACATATTAGATAGTGGGTTTAAGAAATATTTTATTAGAATTTACAAAAATTCTGTTAGTGCGATTAACATTTGGTGGTTTGGATGGATTCAACCATCTTTTGATACTATAGAAAATGCTCCTTACCCATACATTTCAAAAATAACAGCAACAGATTCATACGGATATTACGAGAAACAACTTTTCTCTACTTTTACTAGCGACACCGAAAAAGAAGACAATCACAGTATAACTAGCATATACCTTGATTTCATTAAGAATATGGAATTAGCATCGGTTAATTTAGTTGAATATCCATTACACAGTAGTAAGTGGGTTTTATTAGACGGAGATTCTATAAATTCATCAACTGGTGTCTTGACTATTGATGGAACAAATGGAACTAGAAAACCTCTTTCTTGTGAAGGTGATACTTTTGAGGTTGGTAAAAATTATCGTGTAAAGATTAGGTTATTTTCTTACACTCAAGGTAGTTTATATTTAGTAGATGGTGGAAGTGGTCAAACAATAGAAATACTTGATAGTTCAACAAGCACGACTGTAACTCAGTATTTTAATTGGACTCAAACACAAGCTTCAGGAGGGAAAGGACTTCATTTTTATACTAGCAATAATTTTAAAGGTACTATAAAAGATATTTCAGCTTACGCAATAGACGAATTACCTGCTCCAGAACCTGTTGCAGCATCAGCTATTGTAAAAAGTGCGTTAGATTGGCACACCATTACAGATACTTTACATACTACAGATGATGGTTTAAAATACTTTATTTGTAAAGGTGCTTTTGCTAATAACACAAACTTTCCATTTGAATATAAAGAATTTGATGCTTTTAAAGAATCACTAAAAATATTTAACACAGTAGGTTTTTTAGCTGAAGGATCGTACTACTTTATACAACCTAACCACTATATAGGTAACACGACAGGTTCTAATTCTTTTTACAAGTACACCAACACAACATCCCCACGAACTGATATTCCTCCTGCTGCTTCAGAAGCACATCTTTGCGAAATAAACCAATCGACTAATGTACTTTTAGGAGGATCAAGTTTTACTTACGAAGCTCCGTTTAAATCAGTTAGTGTAATTTACTCAGGAGGGTCTTTTACTTTACCTCCAGGAACTGATATTAGAGACGATGGTACTAGTGGTAGTCTAAAATATACAGGTCAGATTATAGCAAATCAAACATATAATTTAGATTGTTTTTTACAACATTCAGAAAAGACTGCAGCATCTAATTTAAATGTATCATCAGGAGCTTGGATGATAAACTCAAATAATCAGAGTTTCCATTATTATGTAACAATAAAAGCAACTTCATCAGCAGGTGATAAATATTTATCTTTAGACTCTAATGGTGATTTAGAATGGGTTACAGGACTAAAAAAAATAGTTTTTAAAAGAGGGGTGAATATGGGTGCTACACTAGCTTCTACAGATGTTTTTAATAATAATTTTAATAATAATACAGTCATTGGTGCTGTCACTAACGGTGGTTCATCAGAAGAGAGCCCTTCTACACTTATTCCTTATCAAGTATTTTCTAGCACTTCAGGTGATGTTGAATTTATAGGTCGTTTAAAGTTTTCAACCCCTTTACCTCAACTATCTAATACTAGCGAAATATATATTAAGTGTGGTTCTACGATGACAAAACGACAAAGTTTACTTGGAAACACTCAGATTATTAATTACTCATCGGGGAATCCAAGTCTTGTAACTACACAAACTACTGTTGGTGAAATTAGTTTAGAGGTTGAGAACGCAACTTCTTTAACATCTAACGAACAAAAATTTACTGAAACAAATGCTAGTTCAACTGCTATAGAAAACTACGAATTAAGTTCTGTTGTTGTAGGATTTAATCAAGCTGACACAACTTTTGGTCTTACAGATGTAGATAAAGATAGTGTAACAGATTTATTTGAAAGAGGAACAGATGTAGCTGGAGCAGAAAACTTTACAAGACTTTTAACAAAAGAGTTTTTAGAATTACAACAAAGTCCACTTCAAATATTACAAGGTAGTATTCAAAGTGCTAACATATCTCCTATAGATATAGTTAAATACAAGCTAAATAGCGATGATACAAATGCTAAATACTATATGTTCTTAGGTGGAACATTTAAAGCTAGTAGTGAGATTATGGACGGAGAATGGTTTAGAATAAAAGGAGATTAGTTATGGCTAAAAGTTTAGAAAGATTATATGGTGATGTTTCATCAATAAATGATGGGTTAGTAGAGCTTAGTAATAGATACGCAATTAACTTAAAAGAACAAGCATATGGTGTTACTTCTCAAGAAATATCTAATGTTGATGGTAGTGGAAATCCTTTAGCACTAAGTATTATAGCCCTTGAGAACGATATGAAAGGTAAAATACTTAGGTACTCTAAAGTTGTCCTTACCTTTCCTGATGGGTCTTACCCTTTAGTGATACCTAATGATATTGGTAATCAACCTGCAGATAGTTATGAAAATGACTTTTTAGTAAAGGTTGGTGGGGTAGGAGCAACAGTCTATCCAGGGATAACTTATCCTGTAGGTTCGCTTATATTAAGTTTGGATTACGAGGCTAACACTGTTAATGCAGCAGCAGGTACTGGAAGTAGTGGTGTAACAGGTGGGAATTGTGTCCAATATAATTCAGGTGGTAAGTTGTCAGAAACTAGCTTACCTAGTAGTGGTGGTGGTAATGAAAGCGCAAAGCCATTTACTTTTAATCCAGTTACAGGTGAAGTAGAATCTACTAAATTTAAAGGAGACGGATCGGGTTTAACTAATTTACCAACTACAACTCCTGGAGGCTCAGATACGCAAGTTCAATTTAATGACGGTGGTTCTTTTGGTGGTGATAGTGAATTGACATATAATAAAACTACCGATACATTAACAAGCACATATTTACAAGGTTTTCATAAAGGTGATAATATAGGTAACATATTTAATTTATCAGCTTACCTTACTGCTGTTGATTTTTGTATGAGTACTGATAGGTCTAAATCAGCACATAGTAGGTCTAATGGTGCAGCATCGAGAGTAGATAGCTCACTAGCATCAACATTTGCTACTTTTCAAGTACCTTTAGGTTATAAAGCTACTCACGTTTTAGTTAGTGGATCATCTACATCAGCAACATTTGATGTATATTCATCATCTTATAATAGTGGAACTTCTACTAGCTTAACAAGTAGTCCAGCAGTAGGAACAGATACAGCACTATCTACGCCACAAACAGGGACAAAAGGTAATTATATAGTAATTAAATTTACTCCAGGCTCAACCTCTAGGGATGTTTACGGAGCAAAAATAACATTAGCACTAGTATAAAAAGGGAGGTTGATTGTAGTGTATCTTTTCGCTACCTTTTCGATAGACTGCTTTCACTCCCTTTAAATTAAATTAACAAAATAAAGTAATGCAAGTGACAATAGGATTAATAGAGTTGATAATATCAATAGTTGTATTACTCTCAACAGGCGTAGGTGTTTGGACTAACCTACAAACTAAAGTAACTAAGCTTTCTTCAAGAGTATATCACTTAGAGCAATCTGATAACGAATTAAAGACTATCTTAGCAGATATATCGACTAAGTTACACAAGATAGAATTATTGTTAGCTGCTAATCAAATTAAAGAGAAGTGAGTAAGGAGATACAAGACACTACATTTAGCATAAGCCTAAAAACATTGTTTAGTATTTGTGCTTTTTTATTCTTATTAATTGGTGAGTACATTGTTTTACAAAAAGATATTAGTGAGGCTAAAAACCTACCTAAAGCTGAGGTAAGTAAAATAGAGTTTGATTTTAATAACGAAAAGTTACAAGACCAAATTGATGTTTTAAAAAAAGAATTAGAATCAATTAAAAAGTAGTATAAATGAGACTAAGTAAAAACTTTGTGTTATCGGAGATTACTCGAAGTAACACAGCCAAAAGACTTGGAATAGATAATGAACCGACAAAAAAAGACTTGGCGAATTTGCAAAGGATTGTTACAAATCTTTTACAGCCTGTTCGTAACCATCTTGGTCCTATCAGGATTAGTAGTGGTTATCGTTCCAAGGAACTTAATCGTGCAATTGGTGGGTCTAATAAGTCGCAACACAGCAAAGGTGAGGCAGTTGATATACAATTTTGGAAAGATGGCAAAATGTGTAATAAAGAAGTTTACGACTGGATTATAGACAATGCAGTTGAGTTCGACCAAATGATAAATGAATTTGATTTCTCTTGGATTCACA